CTGAATCCAGCCGTACTCGGCAGTTCCCGCCACCCCATTCACACTGCCCTGAAGGGCACCCGCCGCGATGGGGTTGGCGTCCGCGTCGCTCTTGTCGAGAACGACAGTGTGCTTCTCGGCCCCATCCTCGGCGTCGTAGCAGACGATGTCGCCGGCTACGCCCACCACAGTGGCGGTTGTGTTGAGGATCTTGACGTACTTGTAGCACTTATTCCCCTCCCATCGAAGGGCGCCCAGCTGCTCCTTGGCCTTGCTGGAGACCTCCGAGAGAGGGGTGACGAAGATCTGGTTCACACCAGGCATTGCAGTACCTCCTTACGCCGTGTTGATCGAGTGGAGAACTCCCAGGCACCGGCGACGGGAAGTCGTCAGCGCCCCCGCCCAGACGATGTGCGCTGCCCGGTCGTTGACCTGATTCGGAATGGGCTTCCACTCCGTCATGTCGAAGTTGAGCATCGGATCGAACTGGAGGGTCAGGAAGTTCGTGTTGAGGAAGTACATCCGCTGGTTCGAGCAGGCGGGGCTCCAGACCATCGGAATGCCCTTGAAGGTCTGATGCTGGAAGCCGGCGTCGGCCAGGCGGTTGTTCACCACTCGATAGTAGTTATCGACGACGTTCTCCTCGTAGTACTCGTACGGCGTCTGCCCGGACACGATGATGTCCGGCGCGTCCATGCGGAGGTTGTTCATGCAGTTGTGAAGCAGGGTCCGCATCTTGTTGATGCCGTTCGTGGCGAAGGACAGACCAGTCATGTCGATGGTCTGGTTCCTCCACCAGGTCTCGGTGTGCTGCGGAATCCCGCCCACCTCCGCCGGTGCCGTCGGATCGTCTGCGACGAGGTGCTGCAGACCGTCGATGGCGTTCTCGCTCGCACCCGAGCCGGCGAAGAGCTTGGTCTCCAGCTCGTCGATGAGCGAGTTCATGGCGTTGTCGAGCTTGGCATTCATCAGGTTGATGATCTGCCACTTACCACGGTTCTGATGATCGTCGATGCCGAAGCGGACGACCGGAACCGTGAGGTAACGCCATTCGTAGCGAGCGATGGTCAGGAACTCCTTGCCCGCCAGTGGCGTGGAAGCACCCTTGGTGATCCACGACACGTTGTCGCTCTTGGCGAACTGGACCGACTCCGTGAGGAAGCGGCCACCCATGGCCTGCTTGATCTTGCCCTTCGACTTCAGCCAGAAATAGAAAGGCGTGGCGTCGAAGATCTGATCGAACACCTCCGACTTGCGCTGCTGCCAGGTCGTGGTGTAGAGGTTGTCGAGTTGCTCGGTCAGAGACAGGGACATTGGTTACTCCTATGCTTGACTGATTGTCTCTTGATCGAGTGTCGCCAGCGGGCTGTCCTTCGGAACGACAGCGTTCCAGGCACGCTCCGCTGCTGTTATTTTNTNGACTTTTTCGCCGGGCTTCGGCGGCTCCAGTGCCACCCGGCCACTCGGAGGCATTCCCCCGAAGCCAGGGCGTCCAGGCCCCGGCTGGTTCTGCGTGTCGCCTTCTTTCTCTTTGATCTTCTGCTCCACTTCCCGGAGCTTCTCAGGACTCGCCTCAGCCTTTGCAAGCTTGTAGATTCGTTCCACCGACAGCTCAGGGTTCTCCTTGGCGATCTTGATCATTTCTTCCTTGAAGTACCAGAAGTCGGGATACTTGGCAGCAACCCGCTCTGCCTCCTGAGCCGCCGCAGTGCGGCTGCTTGTCATGTGCGTTGTTTCGAGGGTTTCCTGCAAGGGCTTGAGGAGCTCCTTCATGTCCTTGAGAAAGGACTTGCGAAGGCGTTGAGCGAACTCCGCTCGGCTGAGGTGCTCGAAGTCGGTGTCATCGTCGTCAGGGNCTNCGTCGTCGTCATCGAGAGCAGGATTCCGATTCCTGCTCGATCCGCCTCCTGAGAGGACATGCTCATTCAGGCTCTGGATACTCTCCTGAATGCTCGTCATGCTCTCGGTGAAGCTGGTCGCCATCTGCTGCATGGCCTGCATCACTGCAGCCATACCCTCTTGGTTCTTCTTGAGAATCTCGCTGATTTGNGCNAGATCACCNGGGGAGNGNTTGTTCCCNTCAGNCTGGTTCTGTGTNGTCATGTGCTATTCTCCTCGCTTGATTCGGCGCGACTCTTCATTGCGGAGTCGCAGAAGTTCCCTGATAAGGGGCATCATCGCCTGTTGGATCATCCTTGGAGTGAGACGGTGCCAGTGNTCCATCTGGACCTTAAGGCCNTGTGGATCGAACTCCACAGTGACCTTGGGAAAGGGAGGGAGCAGCCGGGGGTCAGGCGGAGCCCGCTCAACCGTTCCTGCCGCACCTTCAGGAGACGGGGGCGTAGGCTCATCGGCTGGAGGACCGGAGGCCGACGCGATCACCGGACTGAGAGCGGCTGCTCCCTCTTTTTGCTTAGCGGCTGCTTCCTGGGCCTTTCGGTCCAGCACCCGCTGTAGGTCTGCTGAGATTTGTGGCATGTGCGGATTCTCCACTTGTAACATTATGTTAATAGTCGCCAGATGTCAAGCCGCTTCCGGCAGTTTCTCAACTATCGAGCAGATACACGGAGGAGAGGCCTCGCTTGGCACACTCCTCCTTCAGCTGCCGCCTGTTCTTGATATAGACGGGCTCAACATCCAGCGTGTCCCACCACCCTTCAGGGAACGCATGATAACGCGCGGCGCGAGTGGAGAAGGTTCTGCTCGCAGTCTTCCCGCACTCACACGGCGCACTATCACACTCGTCGATCGTTCGGAGGGCTTCGAACTCNTTTCCACACTCACACTTGTAATCGTAGAGAGGCATCTCCTCCTCCTTGCATCGCTGCCCTCGCCCTTTGCAGAAGCTGAGGCAAGCGTTGCTGTGCTGCTCCGAGAACATTTCCAAATTCTTGGGGAGTTAGGGCANTCTCGGGAGAGACCCCACCNCCAAGGAGGCCCATCCCCCTCATCATCCCATCGAACTCAACGCCCTGAAGCTCATGGAGGAGGAAGGCCGTGAGCTGGATTGGGTCGATCAGGGGATTTGAGGCCAGCCTCTCGTACATGAGAAAGGCCTTCTGCTGCCGCATTGCCCTACTCTCGGGCTGCCCGTTGTCGGGGTCGATCTTGACCTCATACTGCCCCGTTTTGAGCATATCCCCTGTGAAGCGCACGAAGATGGGAATACCCTCTGGCCCCACCAGATCGATCACTTGCTCGTTACGCCAGTGAGCGAAGATGATGCGGTGCATCGAGCGAACGATGTCGCTCAAGACGTCGGCCATGATGTCCCTTCGCTCATCCAGCCTGATTTCGCTCGCCTGGTGGACGATTTGGGCCTCGGTCGCCGTCGTGTCGCCCCTTCGGCTCGCGAACTGCCCCGATTGGTTCNTGCTGAAGCCAAAGACCTCCCTGACGGTCTCCCAGATGAGCTGACGGGCCTGGATGAGGTCCTGCGGAATCTGGGAGATTTGGATGGGCTTCACCTTGTCGATGTCGCTCACCTGCACACCCGCCAGCACGTCCTCGCTCAGGGCCTTCTCAAGCTCCTCCTGCGTGATCGCATTGATCTCGTAGAGGAACTTGATCAGCGAGACCCGACGGTGCTTCATGATCTGGGTGTTGATCTCGTTGATCTCTCGCTGCTGCGGGTCAAGAATCTGGCTGTCGGGCACACCCCAGAACGCCTCGTCGTCCACGTTGAAGATGACCGGGAACAGGGAGGGGGAGCCATTGAACTGCATCTCGTCTGGCTCGAAGAGGAGGTCCTCGTCCAGGTGCTCTGGAGCAATGATCATCACTCGAGCCGTGCGTAGATCCCTGATCTCGTATAGCTTGACTGTCTCGACCGACCTTTGCACAGGACCNGGGGCCTTGGGTACTGTCGTTCCAATCGGCACGGCCCGATGTGCTTTCAGTTTCTTCCTCGCATCCTTCAAGCGCGTGTCGTTCATCACGTCCCAGAGGGGACGCTCTACCATGTGGGCGACCCAGGGNGCGTCATCGTACTCCACCAAGCCCGCTGGCACGACGAGGTGGCCAGGGTGGACTGAGCCGAGCCAGGGCATGTTTGGCTCAATCCCTGCTCTGTATTCAGT